TAGTTCTTGCCATTCTTCTGTAGTATCTTCACTTTCAATAAATTGTTCATACAACCAATTAAAATTGTTTATTAGTTTAAGATCCGCGCCATCAGATAACCCGTAGTTCCTGCCAGCAATAGCAGCTTTAATAGAAAATTCGCCAAACTGTCTGTCGCTTCCCACAGTTGTCCAGATTCGTAATCTTTCATTTGTTTCTTCATTTTTTTGCCTGTCAATAATTTTTGAACTTAGTTTAGCACACTCTCTAAATGCACCACGCCATGTGCTAAATTCACTTGAATTAAATCCTGTGACGCAGGATATGTTTTCCATCTTTTTAAATCTATCACTAATACTAGTTGTCATGTCTGGTCGACTTGTATCCATATCACGTGTCAGTTGTGTTGGAAATAATTTTACGCCGCCGTAGCCGTATATAAGATCATTAACAGGGTTTTGACTGCGCCATACATGCACGGCTCTATTATCTTCTGCTACATAATCAAAGTTAAAATCATCTGCAATAACAGCGTCACCATCTACAATCCAAAACATTTCAGTTGAACAGATATTTGCTCCAGCAATGTGTGCTTGGTGTATTCCTCTTACTCCGTGTATACGCTGTGCTCTTGGAAATCGTGTTTTTAGTTTGTTAAAGTTTTCGTCTGCATTTATTTCATCATATGATATCATTACAATATCATATTCTACTTTTTTATTAGATGTAAAGTTTGACGAAAAAGTACTAAACTGTGTTGTAGACGTTCTTACATACGGATGTTCTGGTCTAGGTGGATTGCGGTATGTACTTTTAAAGAACTTGCTCTGTTGAGCATCTAAGGGCGTTACAGCAATAGGAATATCTAGTTCTACTAATAGTCGCTCACCGTAATCTTCAATTGCTTCTAATAGGTCGCTTTCATCTTGTACTTTATCATTCCATAACTTATTTAAATATTCAAAGTCACGTACTTGTATATAATCCCAGTCTGTACACATTGTTTTATACAGACCTTCTCTTGCTCCGTAAATTGCCCATAACCCGTTTTGTGAATCTGCACCAGCCATGCACCATACATACAACCGTTCTAAGTTTTTCCAATGTGCGCCTATTAGTTCATCTTTTGGAGGACGTACACCGTCAATCAGTGCCATCTTCACTCCTTCACGAAAACCGGCACGCCATGCTTGTTGAGCAGTACTATTATTATGCACTGTACTCATTAAACTATTAACTTGGATATATTCTAAGTCCCAGCAAAAGTCTACTTGTGCTTGTGGATTATCTGGATCAGCATTTTCATGTGTACGCATTGTGAGTACAGTTTGTTTATTCCAGCACTTGATGCCGCCGTTACCGTACCGCAATCCGTTAACACTGTTATCAGCAGTCCAACTAATTACGTGCTTTGATAAGTCTACGCCGTCTTGAAAATTTATTGTTTGATTTAAAAATTGTTCATCAATTTGATTATCACCGTCGATAGTAATAAAGCGATCTGTTTCACTTAAATTAGCACATGCCTTGTGTGCGGCGTCACTACCTTCAACTCCGTGTACACGTTTTGCCCAAGGCACCTTAGTTAATAAGTCTGCATAGTTTTCTTCAGCGTTTGGTTCGTCATACGACAAATATATAATATCGTAGTCTAAAACTTTAAATTGTTTCATCAATAAATCCGTATGAGTTAAAAATCTTTGGTGTGTATATACTTACATTATCGTGTTCTTCTGGGTATTCGAATTGGACAGTATAACCATGTGTAATCTGTTGTACGGTTGCTGTAAAAGTTCTAATCAACAAATGCGGATCATTTGCCTTTGTTATACTAAATTTGCATAGTTGCCTTGGGTCTAATAACATTTGTTCGTTAACATTAACAATTAGATTCCATTCGGTAGTACGTGTTATAATACAGTCGCCTATGCTTTGTTTAGGAACATGATATATTACATCTTTAATATCATATGTAAGTTTAGGTTGTTCATATGCTAATAATACATATTCTTTTTTTGAAAGATCATATTTCACAACGAAGTTATTTTTTTTATCTGGATTAGTCATAAAGTCAACATATGCATCTTCACTAACTTCTAAATTATATTCCGATTCAGGTGTATAATTTTGTAAGCCTATTATCCTACTTGTATCTTTATCAAAAATTAACCAATACATTCTTCGTACCTTGATAAAATTTTATCACAGAAATCTTTTTCTGTGTAATGAAAAACTCCATGCTGTTTATGATTGCCTATTTTAAGACCCTCATTAAAATACCAGTCTACTTTTTCTTGCCATTTTTCACTAGTGTCTACCCAATTTTGTGCATGTAATTTCATATGAACAAAGTCTATTAGATCAATCTCTTGAAAGTTATCATATTCCATTAATTCAAGAGCAATAGCAGTACATACATCAATACTGCAATGCTTTGGTTTAAAGTCTTTGCAAAATATTTCGTAAAAATCTTCCCAGTTAGTAACTACAGTTTCTAATAATGCAAAAAATTGTGCTACTACTTTTGTTTTTTTAAAGTAGTATAATCCTGTATAGATATTAAACAATGCGTTTTGATGAAATACTTTTCTATAGTATGTGTCATTAATAGGTTCTTGTCTATACGTGATTGGATTTTGTGTAAAGTATAACGTCTGATCTTTAAATTGTGCCCAGTCTATTTTATTTAAAAATAATACATCACTATCTACAACAATAGTTTCATTGTAAGGACTAAGATCAAATGCTTTCCATCTGTTTTCAATCTTCCATTCACTATCAACTGCTTGATCGTTTTCTAATACAATTACTTTGTCAAATATTAATTGTGTTTTTGCATCAACTTCATGATCTGTAACTAATGTAAAATGTTTGTTACCACTATGTATGCCACTCATTGCACACAAGTAGGCTTGCTTTACATAATTGTCGGTTGTATTATTTTGTGCAAAAATTAAAATGCCTTGCTTCATAATAGTTCTTCCAAACAGTATTTGTTCATAGCATGTACTGTTAGGCCTTTCGTTTTAATTGGATTATTGTCTATAATAAATGTAAGTGTTTCATTGTTAATGTCATACAGCATATCTTTATCAATAGTATAATAAAGTTTACCGGGCATGTTTCCAACAAACGTACCTTTGGAATGTCCATTCATTATGTGTGCGGCAATACTAAATGCAAAATCATTACGATATGTTTGTTGTGTAATTTGATATAACATTCTGTAGTGCGGCCATTGTTCTTCAATATGCTGTAATAGATCAAAGAATATTTTATTTTGTTTACACTTTGTAAAATACACACAAGTTGCCCAATAAAAGTCTACACTTGCATCGCTTATTTTATCAAATTCTCGATAATCAATATGTTGTGACTCTTCTGCCAAGTGATATGCATGTCTATACATTAACAACGGATTATCTTGTAAAAAACAATGTTTGTAAGTATCATCACAAATAATAATATCGCTATCAATCATTAAAGTTTGATCATACGGAGTTAGGTCATAACTTAATACTCTTGCATTGTTTTTAAATGTTAAGTGTGTTCCAATGTTTCCATTGTTATACATTTTTTTAGTATATTTTTGTGGAGTATCTAAATGCATGATATGATCAAATGTACCGTCGTCTACTACATCACAATCAGTAATAATACTTGTAGGAAGATCAAGGTATTTTTTAGCACGATCAGCAACCATACGGGCTTGCTTTATATAATCAATTTCTTCGTTATTAAATGCATGTACAAGTATGCCTTTAGACATTAAGAATTCCCTGCACTGTACGCTCGCTTTGTATTAACTTTTGATACGAATCATAATAGGATTGAGTAGCGTGTGAAAATGCGTCAACTAAAGCGTCATAAAATTCACCTCTAGTTTTTATTTCAATAGGAGTATTGTTATTATCAACAAAAATAGAACTGTCAATACTCTTTAGAGTTGCAATAATTTCTCTCGAAGCAGTAAATTGGCCTCCAGAATAATATATTGTGCAGTCTTTTAGGTATTTTTCTCGTAGTACACGCTTTTGATTTTTAAATGACGTAACATAATCTGCGTGTTCTAGGGCTTTTTGTAGTCGTTGATCCATATGCTCTCCTATATAACACTTATTATACAGTAAAACTAGTAGGTTGTCAAGTATTAACTTCCAGTGAAATTGGCTTGTCTATTAAGTGCTGGGATTGGAGTATCTACATATGAGCCGCTTGCTCGAACACTTCCGATAGTAGTTGTAAGAGTACCTACAACAAATTCGTCAATAGGTGCAACACCTTTCGCACTGCTGGTGTTACCTGTGTCTGCCTCGTCCATCCATATACGAAATTCGATTGTGGTTGTATTAACTTCTTTTGCTCTAATGTAATAGTTATTATCAGCATATACACCACTTCCAGTTTTTCTAAAAACTTGTTGTTCGCTGGCAGTTAATTGAAAATTACCAATTGCTGTGCCTGTACCACTATTACTTGTTGAAGTATAATTGTATCCAAAACTAACTGTACCTGCATTAGACAACATTGTTGACCAATCGTTTGTTTTTGCAACATTACCGCCTGTTGCAGAACTTGTTAAACCAGTTACAAATGTAATTGTTCCGCCTGCGTTAAAAAAATGCCTACGAGCATCGGCACTTGTAAACACAACCCTAAAATAACCATTTAGAACTTGGTTCCACTGTGTTGTACGTGTTAATGTATCTGGATCACTAGTTGATGTAGATTGTAAGGGTGACAATCTATATCTATTAGGTGATGTTTCTAATGTATTCATTGACTGTTCATAGTCAACAAATCCTTTTAGGGTGGCGTCTGGATTATCACTTGTTTCGTCAGCAATCATATCACCAATAGTAATACTAGCAATAGTACCTGCGGCTTGATTAGTCTGATGTCGATTTATTCTGTCAACGTCTGTTTTTAATTGATTAACATGAGATGCGGTGACAGTGTTGGTTACTACAACTTGATTACTAGCCGTAGTTTGGCCGTAACCTTCCGTACCGGATCCATTACCAAGAATACTTTCGACTCTTGTTTGTAATGCATTGTATCGTGTTGCGGTAATTAAATCACCAACAGCCATATATTACTCTCCTAAACATACAGTATTAGTATACTATACTTTCTTAATTATGTCAAAGGTTATTTATAGCCGCAAATGCCGGAGCAGGGGTATCAACATATGATCCGCTTGCTCTAACAAACCCTATTTTGGCTTCTAATAATCCTTGTACTGGCTCATCAATTTTGTATCCTGATACTGCGGCATCAAAGAATTCATATTTTACTTGTATTGTAGAACTGTTAGGTGCTTTGGCATAAAGAATATAATTGTTATTGCCATATACTCCAGTTGCCGCTTTTCGATAAATTTCTTGGTAAGCCG